CTACTGCTTAAAATAGTATAATAGGAGGATAAAATATGAATGAATTACAAATATTTAAAAGTGAAAAGTTTGGAGAAATAGAAATTTTAGTTGAAAATGGAAAAGAATATTTTCCAGCAACTGAAGTTGCAAAAATATTAGGATATTCAAATCCACAAAAAGCAATAAGAGACCACTGTAAAGAAAAGGGGTGCACGAATCGTTCAGTCCTTACAAAAGGTGGAAAACAAGAGAAAAAATTTATTGATGAAGGAAACTTATATAGATTAATTACAAAATCAAATTTACCTCAAGCCGAAGTTTTTGAAAGCTGGGTATTTGATGAAGTGTTACCTTCAATAAGAAAGACAGGAATGTATGCAACAGATGAACTGTTAAATAATCCTGATTTGGCAATAAAAGCCTTTACAAGATTAAAAGAGGAGCAAGAGAAAAGAATGCAATTAGAAAAACAAATAGAGGACCAGGCTCCAGCAGTTGCTTTTGCAAATTCTCTGACTGTATCAGATGATTGTATTTTAGTAAGAGAAATGGCAAAGCTTTTGAAACAGAAAGGAATAAATACAGGAGAAGATAGACTGTTCAAATATTTTAGAGCTAATGGATATTTGATTTCAAAGAAAGGCTCAGACTGGAATTTACCAACGCAGAAATCAATGAACTTAGGATTATTTGTAATAAAAGAAGGAACAAGACAGTCAGCTTCAGAAGGTGTAAAAATAACAAAGACACCGAAAATTACAGGAAAAGGGCAACAATATTTCATAAATAAATTTTTAGGATAAGGAGATAATATATGAATTTTAAATATGACAGTATAGAATTAGTGAATGATAATAATAAAAGAGTGCTAATAAAGAAAGAAAGCAGAAAAATAATCAGTAGGATAAAAAATATTTTCAAAAAAGAAAAATAATCATTGTTTTTTCTTTGAAAAAGCTTAATGATGTGGTATAATTTATTAAATTTAAAAAGGAGTTGAAATCAGATGACTATGAGAAGTTTCAGTGTTAAATTATCTTTGTTTTTTGCATATTTTATGTCTATTATTTTTTTCGTTTTTCCACCATTTTTGATAGCAACAATAATATTTCATGTGAGCTTGAGAAAAAAAGAGAAAAAGTTCAGGGAAGAATTGGAAAGAATAGGCTTTAATAACTACAGAGAAATAGAAACAGGGAAGTATAAATATCTTATATTCAATGATGATGGTCGATTTATGGAAACAATTCACAGAAAATATGAATTATTTGATATAAAAGATTATAATGTAGAGTTTGAAGTTCCTAACAAAAATAATCAATCTGTTGATGTTTTAGCCGGATACATGTTGGCTGGAAGTTTAGGAGCATTTGCAGCAGTAAATAAACCTTGTTATCTGATTTTAAGAAAAAAAGGTCAAGAAAATTTTACAGAACCAACGAAATATGTAATATGTGGTAAAAAGTCAATAGAAAATATGTATAATCTTTTAGTATTTTTCAAAGAAAAAGGATATATATAGAATAACTTTAAACTGTTGAAAAATATATATAAAAGTGGTATAATATTAAAGAAATAAAAAACAAAAGAATATATTGGATAATTTTATCCAGAGCATCCCAAGCGGATCTGTTGCGTAGCAATACGTGACAGGTCCGCTTTTTCTTTTTTCAGAAAATTACAGGAGGAAAAGGAATGTGCATGAAAACATAAAATTAATAATAAAGAATGAATATGAAAACGGAACGAGTATGAGTATTCTGTCTAAAAAATATAACATTGGTTTAAGCAGAATAAAAAAATGGAGTTCTGAAGGGAAATGGGTTAAAAAAAAACAGAATAAAGTAACCAAAAACAAAAGTAACCGAACTAAAAAAAGTAACCAAAAACAAATGGTTACTTTATCAAAAGAAACACAGATAAAGTCAGATATTATCAATAATCTTACAAAAAAGGAAATTATAGAAAAAAATGACATTTCAGAGAGTACATATTACAGAAATAAAAAAAGTGTAAGAAGTATCCAAATAGAACAGAGCGAGAAAATTTTAAGATTCATAGCTGAAGAGAAATATTCGGATGCAAAAGAAAGATTAATAAAAATATCTGAACAGAAAGAAGAACTTGAAAAAAAATTATTAGATTTATCAATAGATGAAAAAGAGAAGATGAAACTAATAATGGCAAGATTAAGTTTATTAAGAGAATTTGAAAAGGAAATAAAAAATGGTGCAAGAGTTATAAATGATTACAGAAGGGCAGACCTTGAACAACAACTTGAAAATGAGAATCTTATAAGAGAAAAGATAGACCTTGAAAGAAACAAGAATGGAAAAATAGAAGATGAAGAGCGGGTTGTGATAATAGATGACACAGATAAAAATTAAAGATGTTATCGGAAAAAATTATGACCTTTTCTGGAATGATAAACATTTTTACAGAGTTGTTAAAGGTTCAAGAGGTAGCAAAAAAAGTAAAACTATAGCAATCAATATGATTTACAGAATTATGAAATATCCTGAAAGTAATTTACTTGTCATAAGGCGTGTGTTTAATACTTTAAGAAACAGTTGTAGAGCAGACTTGATTTGGGCAATTAACAGATTAAAAGTAAGTCATTTATGGAGAGTTCCAAAAGGAGAACATACATTAACTTATTTACCAACTGGACAACAGATTTTATTCGCTGGATTAGATGATCCGTTAAAATTAACATCAATTACAGTAGCACAAGGATATTTAAATTTTGTCTGGATAGAAGAAGCTTTTCAGATTGAAAAACAGGAAATGTTTGAAACGCTGGAAGAAAGTATAAGGGGTATACTGCCACCGCATTTATTCCATCAGATTACTTTAAGCTTTAATCCATGGTCTGAAGACCACTGGTTAAGAAAAAGATTTTATAATGATACTTATGATAGAGAATATGAAGATGATTTGATATATGCAACAACTACTGACTATACAATGAATGAATTCCTTGATGAAGTAACTCTGAAGAGATTTGAGGAAATGAAAATAAAAAGACCAAATCGTTTTAGAGTTGCAGGATTAGGCGAATGGGGAATTGCAGAAGGACTGGTATACAACAATTGGGAAATATTGGATTTTGATCCTATAAAATTGTTAAAAAATGACTTTTCCTTAGAAGCTGCATTTGGACTAGATTTTGGTTTTACAAATGATCCGAGTGCATTTATAGCAGTGATAGTTGATTTAAGAAATAAAAGACTTTTCATATTTGACGAGTTCTATAAAAAACGTCTATTAAATAATGAAATAGCAGAAGAAATAAAAATAAGAGGATATTCAAAAGATGAGATTACAGCCGATTGTGCCGAAGCTAAATCAATAGAAGAGATTAGAAGACATGGTATAAGTCGAATAAGACAGAGTTCAAAAGGAAAAGGGAGTGTGAATCAGGGAATACAGTATATTCAACAATTTGATATATACGTACATCCAAAATGCACAAATACAATAATGGAATTTAAAAACTATGTCTGGGAAGAAAAAAACGGAATAACGTTAAATAAGGCTGCAGATAATTATAACCACTTAATGGATGCATTACGTTATGCCCTTGAAAAATATAGCACAGGTGGAGTGCATAATATATTAGTTTAGGAGAAAACATGAGTAAAAAAAAGAAAATGAAACATAATGGATTTGCAAGTAATGCAAGGAATTCTACAAAAGGTTCAGGAAAAGATATATTGAACAGGCAAGCTCCTGTTAAAAAATATTTGAATGATGTAACAATAGAAAATTTAGTTGGGAGTAATGACCTTGCAAAAATAATATTGAACGCTCCGATTGAAGACGTTCTAAAAAATGGACTTAAAATTTCAGTTCTAAAATCAGATGGAACAGAAGACATAGAGAATACAAAAAAGCTTTTGAATAAACTTGATGAGCTTGATTATTTAGAAAAAATAATGGAATTTATGGAAAAAGTCAGAAAGTTTGGATATGCGGTAATGTATTTAAATGCATTTCACAACGAAGAAAAAGAAACATCTGATGAATTAGGAGAAAAATATCATATAAAAGGATTAAGTGTATTTGATAAGACAGAAATAGTAAAAATTAAAGTTGAAAATTCTAAGTTAAAATTGAATTATGGAGAAGTAACAGAACTTCAAGTAAAAAACTATTCTAATAACGGATATTACAATCAGTCAGTTAAGACAGAAATCCATCCAAGCAGAGTGATTTTTTCAAGAATAAATGAACATAAAAGGTTGATAGGAGAATCAATATTTACTTCTTTATTTGACAGAATGGTTATTTTGGATAGTACAGAATGGAGCATAGGACAGCTAATATACAGGGCAGTTTTTCTTATTTATAAAACAGACGTAAATACAATGGATAAAATAAAGGAAAGCGGTGGAGTTAGAGATAAGGAAGAAGAGATAAATGCTTCTACTTTAGCTGTAATAGGAAAAGATGATGAAATGCAAGTAATAAATTCTACTGGTGGAATAGATCCAGAAAAATATATAAATGCGGTTTTGACTATACTATCAATACACACTAACATTCCAAAACAGAGATTGGCAGGAAATACTCAAGGAACTTTGGCTGGTTCTGAAGAGGATGCAAAAAAGTACGCAGAGTATTTAAGAAGATATTTCAATAAAAATATTCTACCGATAACAAATAATTTAATTGATAAAGTTTTAATTGAACTAAAAATAGACCAACGTTATAAGGTTGAATTACCTAATTTGTTAGAGCCAACTGTTGCAGAGCAGATTGATAATGATTTAAAGAGAGTTGAACTTGACACTAAAAAGCTTGAATATCTTGAAAAAGCTTTGAATATAGTTTCAAACAATGAACTGATTGAAAAAAAAGATAAAATAGCTGAAATAATTAAAAAATTAGGTGAAGAAGATTTTGACTTTGAAGCACTACTGAAAGAGTTGAGCTAAAATGATTGAATTTGATATAGATATAAAAATAGAAAAAATGCTTCTGAAAATATTGAAAGGCAAGACAAAAAAGTTTATGAAATATCTTGAAGAAAATAACATCAATGTTGATGATGAAGAAGAGATAGAAAAAGCACTTAAAAATTTTAAAGAAAAAGAGAACAGGACTATATTTGGAATAAACAAAGTCCTTTTAGCTTATACATTAGCATTGATAATTGAGGGAATAAGCAAAAAGAACAGAGAAAAGTTCAAAAATAGAATAACTTCTGAATTATTCAAAAAATCAGTAGACATAGCAGACAAAAGAATAAAAGAGCTATATCTTAGTAGTGCGAAAAGAACAGCGTATTATATAAATGAAGTGATTAGAAAATCTAAAACAGGAGCAGAAGATTTTGTATTAAAAGATAAATGGCAGGAAGCAAAAGAAAAAGTGGAAGAAAGAATGGGTTATTCAGATCTATTAAATTCAAATAATGTTTTAGGAGAAACTCAAGCAGAATATGTAAAAATCATTTTGGAAGAACTAGGAATAAAGGGATTTATATGGGTAACTAAACATGATGACAGGGTAAGGGCGAAACATTCCTGGAGAGAAGGAAAATTATTTGATATGAATGGAAATTTGCTTAAAGGTGTGGGTGAAGACAGTGCAAAAATATTACCAAAACAGGAATGGGGTTGCAGATGCAAAATGGCTATAGATGAAAAAGCAATGGAGGAGGCATTGAATAATGTTGCATAGTAGATATAATCTTAATCAGTTTGAAAAACCAAAATTGACAGAAACAAATGAAGGTTTTTTACAGATAAAAGGGAATATATTAAAAGCAGACAGTTTTATGGAATATATGGACAAAGAAGGGGTATTAAGAGAAAAAATACCTAAGGATATTCTTTTTAGCGAAGAAACGAAGAATTCGTTTTTGCACAAAAAAGTTACTCTTGAACATCCTGAAAAAAATGGGAAATTAACAATGATTAATTCTGAAAATGTTTCAGAATTCGGAAAAGGAACAATAATTGAAATTTTTGAAAATCAGGATTGTTTAGGAGCTACTTTACAGATAGAAGATAAAGAAACTGTAGATTTTATAAAACAAAGATATGAAAATGGAGAAAATATCGAATTAAGTGCTGGATATATGGCAGAAACAGAGAATATAAAAGATAATCAGTACATCCAAAAAGATATTATAGCTAATCATGTAGCGATATTATCTGGAAAAGGTAGGGCGGGTAGTGATGTAAAACTTATATATAACTATTTAGATTATGAGGAGGAAAAAATGAAATTAAAATTTAACGGAAAAGAATTAACACCTGAGGAATTATTAGTGGAAGCTATTAATCTTCAAAAAGAAAATGGAGAGTTCAAAGAAAAATACAATGCTTTAGAAACTGAAAAAGAAACATTGGCAGCAGAAAAAACTACTTTAGAAACAGAAAAAAAGGAATTAACAACAAAATATGGAGAATTGGAAACAAAATATAATAGTTTACTTACAGAAATAGAAAATAAGGAAATAATTTCTAAAGCTAAAGAAGTTTTAAATTCTATTGATGAAAAAGAAGCAGTTGAAAAAATAATGGAAAAAGTAATCAAGGAAGTGAATCCAAAATTCAACGCTAAAGAAAATGCTAAAGTAGAAGATCTGAAAGAAATGTTTAATTTTAGTGTAGAGACATTATCAGAAATGAATAAAGAAACAAAAGCAAGTGAAAAAGGTAAATTTAATGAATCTGAAGCAGGATTAACATTAAAAATTGACAATAGCTATTTTTCTAAAAAAAGAAATGGAGGTAATTAATTATGAAATTAGGACAGGAGGCATATTTTACTACTGATAGAAGAAGCAGAATATGTGATGTTATAGATGAAAAAATAACAATAGGGAAAGCTGTGCAATGGAGTACTACTGATGGAATGAGAGCGGTAAAACCGTTTACAACAGGAACATTCGCAGGAGTTGTTATGCATACAGATGATAATGATAAAGGAATTATAGAAAATCCAACAACTGCTTCGATTTTGCAATCAGGAAATATAGTTGTGAAAGTAGCAGAAAATGTTGCTAAAGGTGATAAAGCCGGAGTAAAAAATACAGGAGAATTTGTAAAAGCGGCAACAGGAACAGCAATAAAAGGATATTTTGAAACAACTGCTAAATCTGGAGAACTGGCAGTATTAGTATTAGAAGGGATTATATAAGGAGGGATATAGATGTTTAACAAATATAATAATAAGACATATCAATTAGCAACGGCATTTATGGTTTCGTTGGGAGTAGTTTTAGAGGAAAGAAAAGATGAGCTGTTAGGAAGGTCATTAGTTCCAGTTGGTGGTGAACAGGTAGGAGTTCAGATAGGAGATAAATATGTTACATATAGAAAAACAAATTCAAGAAGAGTAGCAGAAGTAGTTGCAGAAAGAGATGATGATATTCCTTTCACAGAAGTTGATGGAGAAGATGCATTTGCAAAATTACACTGGATAAGATCAGGTCATAAATTTACTATTGCTGAAAAAGATAGAATTTTATCAGTTGAAAGAGAAAAACAGATTCAAATGTTTAATTTAAAATCTTCTGAAACATTCTATGCAGTTTCTGAAGCAGAAAACAACGAATTGATACACGGAAATGCAAAGCTAGGAAGACAAGGTCTTTTAACTGTGGATGGAAAAAGAACATATAATTTAGGTGTGAATTTTGCAACAGCAACAGGAGAACAAATTGTAGATGCTTTAACTGCAGCACATCTTGAATTTGAAACAGGAGTAACGGGAAAATATAACGCTAGAACTTTAGTAATAGATAATTCATTACATGCAAAATTATTAAAAAGTTACGGCACACAGGAATACAAAACAAGATTGGCTGTTATTCAAGAACTTGGATTATTTGGAAGAATAGTACCTGTTAAGAATTTAATAAATAAAACTACTAATAAGCCAACTTTATTAATCTTAGATGATGTTCCTGAAAACTTTCAAACTATAATTGTACAAGAAGCAACTGCTGATGAATGGGAAATAGCAAGAACAACATATGTTCCAGTTGAAGAAAAATTATCAGAAATAGTTGCATTTAGACCAGATTCGATTATGGAATTAACAACTGCATAGGAGGAAAAATGAAAACATTAATAATATGTAAGTTAGCTGAGGTATTTATAATACCTCAAATAACTACTGAAAAAGGAAATAGGCTTAAATTTACAAAGGGAACAACAGAAGTTGAACTTGATGCTGAAAACGTAGAAAAGCTAGAAACTTTTGCTAAAGACTATGGAGATTATATAAAAATAGTTACAGGAGAAGAAACAGAAAATATGAATTCTGAAAAAATAGTTGATGATATGAACAAGGAAACAAAATTGCAGGAAAAGAAAGCAAAATTATTTAGTCAGCTAGAAGAATTTAAAGATGAAAGAATAAAGAAAAAAGAAATAGTTGAAGTATTCAAGGATTATATTTCTGATGAAAAAGCAAGTAAAGAAGAGCTTATAAAGCAGATTGAAGAAAATATTGAAAAAATAGAGGAATAATCATGAAAGTTGAAGATGTGAGAGCGGGAATTTCGGAACTGAATTTCAAAGAAATAAATGGTGAATTTGTGATTTCTGACAGTATTGTAAATTCAAAAATTGATGAAGCAGTAATATTTTTGGAAGATGTTACTGTTTCAATTCCTAACAAAGTTAAAGAAATACTAACTAAATATTTAGCGCAGCATTTTTTGCTAATGAACTTGAAAGAAACAACGAGCCTTAATTTGCCTAATAATAATGAAAACTGGAAAGCAAGATTAAATGATTTAGCTTTAGATCAGACAATCCCAGGGCAAAATTTCAGGGCATTAATAAGAAAATATACAGATGATTTTGCAACTGCTGATGAAATAGCAAATAAAAAACATCATGGACTTCATCTTTTCAGTTAGGAGGTAGTTAGGTGAAAATAAATATTAAAGAACCTGTTAAATTTGTAATACATCAAACAGGAGAAGAAGTAGAATTTCAAGCTGGAACACAAGAAATAGAGAATCTTGATTTGAGAATGGAACGTATAATTGCTCAAAGTGAAGGAAAGATAGAGTTGGTTAAAGAAAAGAAAGCAAAAGGGAAATAATGTCAAGATTTAAAGGAAGTTTCACAGTGAAGTTAAATGTTTCAGCTTCTATAAAAAAGGAAACTAAAATAAAATTACCTTTACTGGTTATAAAAAGTGGTATTTTTCCTGACGCTAGACATTATGCCAAAAACATAACAGCTGTAAATCTTTATGCTGTACTTCTTTACGGAACAAGAGATGGTAGAATTCCTTCGAGAAATGTGCTGGAATTTCTGAATAAATATGTAGAAGACAATAAAAATAATTTTGTTGGTATGTATCTTAAAAATAAAGATGACATTATGAATGCTGGAACAATAATTGGAACAGATATTAATAATAAACATAAAGCATTAATATATGGATTTAAAAGTCCAGGAAATGCTCCAAGCACAATTAAACAAAAAGGATTTAATGATCCTCTTATTGACACAGGAACTCTTGTGAAATCAATTGCATTCAGTATAAATGGAAAGGGGAGATATGGTAGAGGATAATGAATATAAGTCAGATTTATGAAAAAGAAAAAGAATATAAATTTTTTAAATTACTTTCTGAAACAAATGATAAAGGAATAATAAGAAAAGAATTTAAAGAGTATAAACTAAAAGCTTACATTGATTATCAAAGCTATAATTCGAGTATAAATCCGATTAAATCTGTAGATACAAGAGAAAATTTAGTTGGAATTATACGAATCCCGACGTTAGCAATTGATAATAATAAAGCGATAGAAAAGCTTGAAATAACAGATGGAGATTACATTGGTTATGAAAATAAGAAGTACGAACTGATAGAAGTTAGAAAAATAAAAGATGAATTGAAAAATTATTACACTTTTTATTTAACTGACTATATAGATAATATAACATTTGATTCATATAAAACTGAATTAAATATGCTTTTCTTTAATATATTTACAAAGTTAGGGATAGAAGCAGTTGTGTATCATTCTTTTTTTCAGAATTCCTATTTTGAAAAAATAGATAAACCATTTTTAACTTATGAAATAACTCAATCAAAAAGTATGAGTGATTATACAACTTTTAAAGAAGAAATATCCAAGAAAGATACAATAGAATTTAAATATAGAAGTAATAGAACTTATAAAATGATGATAAAACTGTATGATAAGGATCAAGTGCTTAATTTAGATACAATTTTAAGTAAAAATAAGATATTTAATCATATAGTAGAAGATTTAAACTTTGATTTCAAAGATATATCTGAAATAGAAATACAGAAGTTAGATTTTATAAGTGAAAGTGACACAATAATAAATAATAAGATAATGAATGAGAAAGTATATAGTTTAGAGTTTACAGCGGATACATTCTATAGTTATGAAACAGATTATATAGAAAAATCTAAAATAAAAGGAAAAATAGAAAACGGAGGTTAAAATGAGCAGAAATGCAATAGTAAATATAGCAGCTATTAATGCGGCACTTAGTTTGACAACTAGAGATTTTACAAGTGTTTTATTAGTAACTAAAGCAAAAAAAATTTCAAATGGAAGCAATTTGCCTAAGGCAGTCACATCTACAAAAGAATTGATAGATTTAGGATTTCAAGAAACAGATAAGGAAGTTATTTTAGTAAGAGATTTTTTTGGTGCTTCAACAAAACCAGATTTTATTTGGGTATATGGAGATGACACAGCTTCTACAACGTACACTTCTATCTTGCAAGGGTTAGATAGCCGTTGGAAAGGAAAATGGTTTTACACAGTTGTTCCTGTAGCAGAAGAAAAAGATGTAAAAGAAGCTTTGGATTTTGGTAAAGGAACATCTATAGACTATGTTTTCTTATTTCAAGGTGCATCTAACTTTACAAAAGAAGTAAATCTTAAAATAGCAAAAGAAAACAAAGTCGATAATGGGTTTTATATTGCAACAGATAAAAGTGAAGGTCAGATTACAAATCTTCTTGCAACAATAAGAAACTTTTTTCCAGGTTCTGTTCCTTTTGCAAGTATTAAATTAAATGGAATTACAGGTTCAAACTATACTTTATCTGAAATATTGGAACTGGTAGGAAGTCAGAGAGAATCTTCGACTGGAGTTAATATTGTAACAGAAGAAGAACAAATGGTTATCCCTTATTATGGAAAGGCTATGGATGGAATAACATGGTTTGATTATACATTAGCAAGAATAGCAATAGATGAATATATGAGAATTGGGATAACAAAATACATAGTTGAAAGAAACACAAGAGGAGAAAAAATTTCTACAAAGGAAACAGGAAGACAGCAAGTAGCTTCAAATGGAACTTCAATTCTTAGAGAATTTGCTGCAAGAGGAATAATTTATGACATTGATGACATTATTGAAGAAGGAACAAATGCTTTTGAAGTAAAAGTTGTAAATATGAACAATAGAGAAGTTGAAATTAAATATAACTGCTGGTTTCAAGGTGCAATAATCAAATCAAAAGTACAAGTTATATTAAATTCAAAAAATGGAAATTAGGGAGGTAAAGATATATGGCATATATGAGAGAGGGATTCATATTAGTAAGGGGTTCTGGAAGAGAACTTATAATAGATGAACTTGATGAAGATGCAGTTGAAATAGAAACAGCAGAGGATAAAACAAGTAGAAGAATGACAACAAGAGGTAAGAATATTTACTCCATTATAGCTAATGTTCCTTACGAGCTTACTATTTCAATTCCGCCAAGAGTAAAAGTAATGGAAAGAATTTTAGATTTTTTAAAATTTTTAAAAGATAACAAATATCCAACTTTGGAGATAGAAACGCATGAAACAATAGATGGTCAAACAGTGATAACATATTATGAAGACGGAAATGTCTTATCCGAACTTGATTCAGAAGGTGCTTTTACAGAAGAAGCTCCAACAAATACTTTAAAACTTGCAGGAACAAGAAAAGAAAAGAAAATATCATAGAGGGGTAGAAAATAATGGAAAATAAGCAAAAGAAATTACAATTTAAAAGAATAGAACCTGGAGAAAAGCCTTTTTTAGGAGCTTTTTTAGGAGAAGAAAGACATTTTGGACTTCCAAATAAAGTCTTTAAAGTTTATTTAGAAGGTGAGGGAGATGATGGAGAAAAAGGATTTGTTTGTGTTCAGTTGATTAATCCTAAAGCAAGAAAATTAACAAGATTCTTAATAAATGCAGGGAATTTCACAGGAGCATTAGACAGTGGAGATTTTTCAGGAATGGAAGATGATTCTTTGGATAAATTCATAACTTTGACACAGGAATTATTCCAAATTCCAGATACTGTTGTGGATAAATTGACATTCATGAGCATAATGAATTTAATCATTTTTGCGACAAATATTGCAATAAATCCCAGCAGTGAATCTTAAAAGTAATGGGCAGATAAATTATAGGTTACAGTATGAAAAAATGGATGCAAGATTAAAAAATGCACATATAATAGCACATGAATTTAATCTTAATCCTTATGATATAGATGAAAACTGGGGTGATAAGCAAATGGCTGATACTTTAAGTTTTTTGAATGAACTTCATAGAAAAAAGTAGGAGGTGGGAATAAATGGCAGAAGCAAATGAAACACTGGTTTCTTTAAAAATAGAAGCTGACATGGCGAGTTTAAAAAAAGCATTACAGAGTATAAATACAATGATAAAATCAGCATTGAAAGCTCAGATAGACTTGACTTTTAATGTACGTGGAGAAAAGCAGATAGAAGCAATGAAACAGAGAATTTCTAAAGAAATAAAGATACCAGTTTCGTTTCAAAATAATGCTAAATCAGCTCCCACTCCTACTCCAAAAACTCCTATTACTCAGCCAGTTGCTGAAGGTGGATTACAAGGGTTTATAGGGCAAATGTCGGATATTCAAGGACAATTATCATCAGTCGTAGGTGGCGCAGTACTTATTGGATTTACTAAAGGTATTGCTAATGGTATTGCAGAAACAGGAATGCAATTTGAAAATTTAAAAACTACACTTTCAAATGCTCTTGGTGGGGCAGCTGAAGGAGCAGCTGCAATGCAGATGATAAGAGAAACTGCCAATGAAGTTAAACTTTCAATTGATGAAGTAGGAAATGGTTTTAACAAACTTATAAATAGAGGTCTCAAACCAACAAAAGAGGAATTTATACAACTTACTGATGTAGCTAAATCACAAGGTAAAGAAGTTGATCAGTACGTTGAAGCTGTTCTAGATGCAATGACTGGAGAAAATGAGAGATTAAAAGAATTTGGAGTAAAAGCTAAAGATGCGGGAGATAAAGTAATATTCACATTTAAAGGGGTATCAACAGAAGTTAAAAAGAACGAGCAGGATATTTATAATTATCTTGTCGCACTTGGTAAAGTTCCTGGAGTAGCTGGAATGTCAGCAAAAGCGGCTGACACTTTTTCTGGGAAACTAGCTGCTATACAATCAAAAATAGATGGAATTAAAATAGCAATTTTTGAAAGAATAGGAGAAGCTTTAAAGCCTGTTTTAGATGTTGTTGCTAATGTTCTGGAAGGTTTTCAGAAATGGGCAGAAAAAAATCCTGAATTAGCTTCAGGATTAACTCTTATAATAATGGCAATAACTGGATTGACAGGAGCTTTTTTAGTTTTGATGCCGATCATTGCAGGTATTATGGCATTGGGTGCGCCTTTATTATCAACAATAGGAGCTATTTCTTTAGCAATTGGAGTTTTAGTCTTTGTACTTTGGGATTTATGGAATGGATTAATGACAGGAGAAAGCTATATTTTTGCTATAATTGATGGATTTTTTGAATGGATAGGTGTTGGAATTACTGTACAAGAAATAATAAATGCCATCAGTGAAGGATTTCAAATAATGGCAGCTTTTGTTGTAGATTATGTAGTTCCAGTTATATTAGGAGCATGGCAATTTTTGGTAGATACTATAATACTTTTGTGGGACACTTTTACAGATTTTATTTCATCAATAATTGATATTATAGTTGGTCTTTTTACTAATAATATTCCACTTGCGGCTCAAGGATTTACAAATTTGAAGAATATCGTCTTAAATATATTTGATAGTATTGTTGCTGCTGCTGCTACAGCAGTTTCCAGAATTTTAAGTATGTTTGCAGATGCAGTCAATAAAATAGGAGATATGGTTTCTGGTATTCCTTTGATTGGTGGAGCAATAGGTGGAGTTGTAAAAGCAGGAGGAAATGCAATTAAAGGTTTATCTGATAAAGCAGCAGGAGTTGCAAACGATAGAAGAAGTTCTGTTCAAACAAGAAAAAATGAAATGAGTGCTAATTCCACTAAAAATAATACAGGAAAGAAAAGATTTAAAATGCCAGGTGGAAACAAGAATAAGGGGAACAAAACTGATCCATATGGGAAAATGAAAGGTGGAGCAGGTGGTGGAAGCTCAGGCGGTGGAAAAGGTAAAAAAGGAGGAAAAGGTGGAGGTGGTGGAAAAGGTAAAGGAAAAGGCAACAAAGGAGGTGGTGGCTCTGGGAGTTCAAAAAACAAAGAGAATATTGAGGAAGAGAAAGCGATAGTTTCCGCAATAGAAGGGTTGCAGGAAGTTCTGAAAAAAACAGGATATTCAATTGTAAATGAAATAAAAAGAGCCGACTTATTCGAAGCAAAAAGAAAAGCTTTACTTGATTCACAAAGAAAAGAAGGTGCAGCAGAATTATTTAAGCATATAAAGGAAAAATTTTTAGGTGGGAATACTAAAGAAGTAAATAATAAAGTTGAGATAGTTTTAAATGGTTCAAAAACAAGTCATGGAATTAACGAAAATACAAGGCTTAAAGATATATTTAAAATACATTATTCAAGGTCAGGAGGATAGAAAATGAGCTTATGGGATTTAGATAAAATAGACGGTTTTTTTGGAGTGATACCATTTCATAGTTTATCAAACGAGATTAATTTTCAGAAAGATATAACTTCAAGAAAGACTTATCTAGGATATGAAGATAATGATCACAGATATTTTAAAGCTAAAGAATTGACCTTGGATATTGTTTTTTTTGGAAAAATGGCAAGATTGAAAATGGGAGCATTGGAAAAGTACTGGAAAGAAGATGATAAACAAGTTCTAATTTTGTTAAAAAGAAATCATGTGTATAAAAACATGGTTATTAGAGACATTTCAAGGACAGAAGAATATATAAAAGATGGAAATAATGTCATTGAAGCAAGTGTAACTTTTCAAGAAGTGCGTTATGGAGTTCCTGGTGGGAATTTATATGAAGATGTCAAAAATGTTACTTCTTCTGATAACATGTTTACTCAAATAGTCGGAGTTGCAAAAGATAAGCTTAAAAACTTTGTAAATCTTTACACTAGAGCTATAAAGTAGGTGAAAAAATGAAAATACAGTATAAGGAAAAAGAAGTTAAAGAGTTAATAATAAATAACAACTTTGTAGAAATTGCTTTTGATATTGATAATTTAGAAAATAAAACTTCTAAAATAGAATTGATTGCATTTGAAAGAAAAATAAAATTTGAACTAATTTATATAAATAAGAAATACAGTTATTTACATGATGAAATAGATCCTATAATTTTGCAGATTATGAATGTAGATAATGTATTGCTATCTACTTTGAAAATAGAACCTTATCAAGACTTGTTATATATTCCAAAACAGATAACTAATGATTATGATGATCTTATTTTATTGATAGTGCCTAAAAACAAAGAAGGATTAAAAAGTGATTTTAATATTAAAACTTTAAAAAACTTCACTTTTTTACTATTCAAGAGGTAAAAAGAATGAAAGATAAATTTAGATATATAGAAATAAGATTAATGTTAGCCGACAATGTTCTTATATATGATAATGATAACTTTAACATGGATTTCAGGCTTGAAGTAGACAGGACAAGTCAATCTAATGTCCTGGAATTAAATTTATATAATATCAAAGCAAGAGAAAAAGGGCAACTTAGTTTAGAATATGAATTTTTGAAAGCAAAACCAAGAATAGAACTTTATGCAGGATATAGGGAGAAAAAAGAAATTAAAATAAAAGATTTGATTTTTTCAGGCCAACTTGCAACAGTAAAAAATGAATTTTCTGAACTGGATATAAAATATAGTTTAGTTTGTTTTCAGGAAAAAGATATATTTGTAATGCAAACTTTGAATGTAAGTTATCCAAAAGGGAATAAACCAAGTTTCATAATAAAAGATCTGATTGATAAATTTGGAAGTAAAGATGAAATTAAACTTGGAATAGGGAAAATAGAACTATTTAAGGATTTACCTTATCAATCGAATTTTTCAAAATCAAATACCAGTTTACAAAAAATATTTGAAGATATTGCAAAAGATACAATGAGCATATTCTATATAGAAAATGGACTTCTTTATTTTTTGCCAAAACATTCTTTTATCAAAGAAAAAACTGAATTAACACAGATGGATTTATTGAATCTGACTGTGGATGATGATGGATACAGCGTTAAATTAGGTTTTAGAAATTTTAAAATAAATACACAGTTATTTATAGAAGGACTGGAAAAAGATTATGTAATAGATAAAATAACACATAATTGTGATGGAGAAGATGGAGAATTTACAACAGAATTGAAAATACTCGATATGGATATATTCGGACAAAATATGTTAAAGGAACTGGAAGAAATTAAGAAAAAATCTGAAGAGAAGATAAAAAAATCCGAAGAAAAGGAAGAAAAACAACAAGAAAAATCTAAAAAGGAGAAGAAATAATGGCATTCAGCGAACTTGAAAAACATAATAAAATGCTTATTCAAGATGGAATCAACGATATACATACAACATGGATAGGTAAAATTTATGATGTTGATAATGAAAAAAGAAAAGCAAGTGTAAAATTTTTGCAGAAGGCAATAAGAAGTTTGAAAGATGATGTTATACAGACAACTCCTGAAGATTTAACAGATGTTCCTTTATTACCAGTTTTTAGCAGTGACAGTTTTGAAGTATATGTTCCTTATTCTAATGATGACAAGGTTTTTATAAATATATTTGAAAGACCATATACTGAGGCTTTTCAATCTAATGAAATTTCAGAGCAACAGAGTTTTGGAAGGACAGAAATGGGATTTGCGGTTGTCATAAGGGCAATACCTTCGGATATTATTTCTGGAGAGCAAAAAAACAACAATAAAATAGTTATCAATAATAAAAAGAACGGAACAAATATTATTTTAGGAAAAAGCATAGAAATAACTGGAAATACGATAATAACTGGAAATTTGAAGATAACAGGCGATGTTACTATAAAAGGTAAACTGAAAGTTTCTGAAATAGAAACTGAAAGTGGAATAAAAAAAGGTGGAGTAGATTATATACATCCATAGAGGTGAGAAATGATAGCTTTTGAAATGAAAAATGGAGATTTACATTTTAAAGATAATAATCTTATAGTGCTAAATGAAAAAGAAAAAGCAAAACAGGATATAGTTGAACTTATAAAGCATATAAAAGGGACTTATGATTTAAGAACTGAAATAGGAATACCTTGGCTCGATTATATAGGTCAGTTAAAGTCACAGGAACGAGAAGATTTGATGATTACATATATGTATGAAAAAGTTTCTTCTTATAAAGGAGTAGATTTAAGTAGCATAATTATTGAAAAGTCAAAATCAGAAAACAGAGAAGGATTTTTCAGAATAAAATTTGATTATCTTGGTAAAGAAACAAAGATTGAAATAGATAGGAGGGAAATAAATGGCTGATTTTAAAATAGAAAACAACGGAATTGTTTTCCCTTTATTTTTAGACATAAAAAAAGCAATGGAACAGGAAGGAAAAATACAGTTTGGAGATGATTTTGAAATAAATCCTGAAACATCGCTTGGACAATTTTTGGAAGTATTTATATATATGCTTGAAAATCAGAGTAAACAGTTACAGTTGCTTTATTCTCAAATGTGGTTACACAATAAAAATGGTGCAATTTTGTCAGCATTTGGAAGTAACTTTGGGATAGAAAGAATAAAAGGAAAATATGCTTATGGAAACTTAAACATAGAAGGAGTACCAGGTCATATAGTTACAAAAGGATTCCAAGTAAGATCTAAAAAAGGATTATTATATCAGACAGTATCAAATGTATTAATAAACAACGTTGGGAAAGCGGTTGTACAAATAAAAGCATTAGATTTTGGAGAAGAATACAATGCTTCTGAAAATGAAATTACTGAAAAAGCAACTGGAGATGAAAATGTAAGCAGAGTATATAATTCAGAAATAATCAGTGGTGGAACATTTTTAGAAAGTGATGAAGAACTAAGAGAAAGAATTTTAAATTTATCATTATCAAAAGGTGGAGCTGATATAAATGGAATAAAATCAAATTTACTTAAATTATCTCAAGTTGAGGATTGCGATGTTCTTGAAAATTCTACAGAAGAGAGAAATGAAACTTTAAAATTAGAACCTGGATATGTAAGAATTATAATAAAAGGTCTTATTGATGAAGAAGTAGCGTATACAGTTCTAAATACTATTTCTCCAGGTATTGTGACAGATGGTGATGTGGAAATGAGAGTAATAACTGATTCAAATCAAGAACGGATAATTAAATTTAAAAAAGCAACTAAAGTTGAATATGCAGTAAGAGTCAGAAATATAAAAAATATTTCAGATTATAAAAAAACAACAAAAGAAGAAATTGTAGGAAATATAATTAAAGAATCAGATAAATTTAGACTAGGTCAATATGTTAATTATGAAAAAATTCAAGCTGCAGTTTATAAAATAGCTGATCAGTTAGAAGCAGATGTAGAAATAAAGAAAATAAATGGAAGCTGGTCAAAAATAGATTTAGCTATACAGCATGATGAATATAGTTTTTTGAGCATTAATAATATTGAGGTGGAATTATAATGGAAGCAAATGATTTTTTAAAGCTATGTGGGAATATAGTTGACAGAAAAGGTCAGAATAACATAAAAATTTTCAATATAATTTCTAAAGGATTTGAATTGTATGATAAACATTTTGAAAAAGTATTGTTTTCTGATGTCATTGATAAATTACTCGAAAAAGAACTTGATTTGTTTGGCTCACAATTCAAAATTTACAGAAGTGGAAGAACAGATGAAGAGTACAGAAAATTTTTAAAATTATCGTTTTTATTAAGATTAGGAAGAGTTGATTTTAATTTTATTGTTAATGCTATATCCATTTTTTTTAATATTGAAAAACATAGAATACAGATTTTTGATTATAATTCTGACAAAAATATTAAAGTACGTCACATTAAATTAAGGATTTTGAAAAAAGCAAATATTCGAGAAATTATATTATTTTTAAAATCAATAAAAGCAGCAGGAATAATTATAGATTGTTGGGAAATGTTGGATGGAGAATTTTTAATAAACTGTAAAGGAGAAAAACAGAAATATATTGTTAAAAGTGATGTTAGATATGAATATGACAGACATGAATACAATCTTGATGAAATGTTGGAACTTAATGATTAAAAGGAGGGAAAAAGAGAATGCCTATCATTAAAAAATTTTTGCGAGGAGTGTATGAACATTCGAATCTATTTAAAATAAGAAATCCTTCTGTAACTGTTGGAGACAACGAAGTGAAAGAAATTACACCTTTTAGGGGTGTTATACAGACAAGAGGTAGTGTAATAAGCTCTGATGATTTTAATGAAATGCAAAAAAACGGAGTGTATTTTGTTGAAACAGAATATTCAGAAAATTATGGTTCAGGAGTAGATGCTTATGTAATTAAAAATTTAGAAAGTGAACAAGAATTATTTGAAGGACTTAAATTGAAATTTGTAATTCCAAAAACAAATAACTTTGATAATCCAGTTGTTGTTTTTAAAAATAATAATTACTCACTTAAGTTTAATGATAATGAAAATCTTAAATCTAAAAGTCTTATAAAAGACAATATAGTAAATTTAATTTATACTGGAAATTATTTTTTAATTGAGCTGATAACACAGGCATCTGAAAATACTCTTGGAATAGCAAAGCTCTATTCTAGCACAGAAGCTGAGACTGATTCTGCTAGAGTAAAAGAAATAATTGAAAAAAATACAGGCAACAATGAAGAAAGTCCAGGAAAAACAAAATGGACTAAGTTATTTGAGACATTAGACCATACAAAAATTTTAACTGTGTGGGGACTTGTCAAGTTTTTAAGTAAACTGTTAAAGCCAGCGGGAGAAGATGATTATGGTCTTATTAACTATAAAAAAATAAGAGAAGTAAGCCCAAGACCTGATTTGAGTCCATATATTCCGTTTAGCAAAGGGTACAGAAATACTAACAATAGTGATTTTGTATTGAGAGGAAATAGTACTGACTGCTGGGCACCAAGACACTTATATATGTACTTAGAAAATGGAGATTATATGGGCTGTTTTCACGTAAATGGTGGGAGGGCTTATTATAAAGTTCCAAATCGGAATGGAGGAAATTGGTGCGAAATTATGGATAATTTTGATATGGCATCAAGAGATAGCAACATCCAACATGCACATGGTAGAATAACTGAGACGTGGAATAAAGCATTCGACGCATGGAACAAAGCAAACGACGCTCAAGTAAACAGAATTTATGAAATTAGAATGGTAGGTTATGTGGAAGATGGAATTAATGGAAAGGGAGAAAGAAATGGTTATGTTTTAACAAAGGTTTCGAGAAATTATGGAGAAACTCAGGATCATATTAAAATAGGAAGCAGAGCTTTACAGTTTCATAGAAATGGTCAATGGCTTAACGCTTATTTTGCATAATAGGAGGAAAAAATGAAAAAATTTGTAGTTGATAGAGTAGAAGTAATGGAAACAGAGGAAGGAATGAAGTATTGGGGAATTTTTGATGAAAATAATAATAATTGGTATGAAGAACAAAAAAATTTTAAAGAAAATACATTAAAAATTATGTATAACAAAGATAGTTTTTTAATTTTAGGAAGAGAAAAAGACGTTTCTAAAATAGCTCCTACTATGGTTGGAGATATTATTGAAGAAATTGAATATAGTGAAGAAATAAAAGTAAATCCGAATTTGTATTTTATTAACGGAGAAATGGTAGAATTAAAGGAATGTGAAACAATAAAGAGCGGGAAAGTCGTATATGATAGAGATTTTAAAATAGAGAAGATAAAAGAGAAGTTGAAAGAACTTAAGGAAGAAAAAATAAAACTTGGCGTAAGGATAAGAAATGGTGTCTATCAACCTATTCGTGATACTGATAGAGTACTTTTGATGATGATTAAAGAGACTATAACTAAGGAAAAAGAATGGAAATATTATGACGAAGAACGCAATCCCGTTCTCGACAAAATAACAAAAGAGATAATAGGAGAGATATTTGTTAAGGGCGAAAAAGTATTAAACGGAGTGATAATTGGAGAAGCAAAAGCAGAGGAAGCTTTGGAAAATTTGACAAATGAAGAGTTGAAAAATTTAGATATTAAAATTTATTTTGAAAAGTATTACAGAGAAAATGGAGGTATCTAAAATCCTTATTAGGACTTTAGATACTTGCTACATAAAAATTTATAATATTTATTTTCAATAAAGTATTTTGTGCCATTTGAAGCAACGAAAACTATTATAAAAAATGTTAGAAAATGTAAATTATTATCAATACTATGTATATATTTTCTATAAATGTGATAAATAGGAACATGAAGAATATATATTGAAAAACTTAAACTTCCTAAATATACAAAAAAGTTATTACTTAAAATTTTACTGAAAAAACCTGAATCTAAAAATAAAAACATAATCAAAGGTACAAAAGATAATGAAATTAATACAGATGCATAAGGAATAACTTTATTATATTGAACAAATAGAGTTAAAAATAAAAAATATAAGGGTAGTAAAAAAGAATAATATTTTTTACCATTTATATTTTTTAAATAATAAAACAATAGCATCCCAACAACAAAAGAAGAAAGATGCATTAAAGGAAAATAATTAATAAGATGATAAATATATGAATTATCACTGTATTTGTTAAATGTTAGATACACATAGTAAGTGTAAATAACTGTAAATATTGTGAAATATTTAAAATATTTAGAATGTACTTTCATAAATTTTAATAAATATGGGAATATTATTATTAGAAAAGCCAAGACAGAAAGATACCAAGCGGCATAATTATAATTTTGGTCTGTAGCTTTTCCGAATATCAAACTTTGTATCAAAAAAATACTGTATATTAATTTTTCTTTATATTTTAGGGAATAAACAAAAAGAAGTAATAAAGAAAAAAAGTATAAGGGATAAAATTTAAAAAGTCTTGTTAAATAAAATTTTTTTATATCAATGTCTTTATTAAAATGAGAATAAGAAAGCATAAATCCTGATAAAACAAAAAAGAAATATACCCAAATTGTTCCATTTTGGAAAAGCGAAGGAACTTGGGAATAAAAACTTGTATTTTTAGCCGTATGAAAAATCAAAACGGTGAATGCACCAATAAATCTAAAAATTTCAAATTGATTATATTTTTTCATGGTAAAACTCCTTTAAAATTTAATTTTTATTATTATAACATAAAAAAATGAAAGGTGGTAGAAATGTTAAAAAAAGATATTTTATACATATGTTTTCACAAACCGAAAACTCCGATTGGATTTCTGATATCTTTATGGACACTAGGTAAATATTCTCATTGTGAGTTTATTTACAATAATCAAGTTTTTCTTTCAAATCCAGGTGGAGTTAGGACAAGAAAATTTAAGTATCAGAAAAATATGGAAATTTATGAGCTTAATAAAAATATCGATCCCAAAGATGTGATTGAATTTTTTAATACCGCACAGGGTAAAGGGTACGATTACTTGGGTATATTAGGGCAGTTCTTTTATGCAAGTAAAGTCCAAAATGATGATAGATATTTTTGCAGTGAATTTTGCCTGAACGCTATTGATTATGCTTTACAGTTTATTTTAACATATAAACTTAAATCATTAAAAGACAGGGTCGGATATCAGTTTAACCCGTCAAAACTATATAAATATTTAAAAGAAATGGAATTAATAAAAGAAAAGGAGATGATATAAATGAATATAGAAAAACTTATATGTACAGAAATTGAATTTGACAACAAAAAATACAAAGTGACTGGGGTGAATTTTGAAAAAGATAATATAATACTAAATGTAGAAGAAATAAAAGAAGAGAAAACAACTGAAAATGAAAGTATAAAACCTGTTTATTCTTTCAGTCAGACGAGTTTGGACAAAATGTCTAAAGTACATCCGAAACTTATTGAAGTAATGAAAGAAGCTATTAAAAACAGTCCGTTTGATTTCAGAATAACAGATGGAGCTAGAACAGCAGAAGAACAATTTGCTTTGTATCAAAAGGGCAGAACTAAACCAGGACCGAAAGTGACAAATTGCGATGGATATAAGGCAAAATCAAATCATCAAATTAAATCTGATGGATATGGTCATGCTGTGGATATATTTCCGTGTGGGATAGAAGAAAACGGAGAATACAGAAAATTTACTTCAGAAGAGGGATATGATGATAAGAAATTGAAAATTATATCCGAGCATATCTTAAAGATAGCAAAGGAGAGAGGAGCAAATGTTGAATGGGGTGGAAATTGGAAAATGCACGACACACCACATTTTGAAATAAAATAACAGAAAAAGATATAGGACAATGGCAATCGAATTATGACTGTAAAATATTGTTTTTTTAAAACTAAAAATAAAATAATTGCACGAAAAATTAAGTTTATATTTTTTTTGTGTTGAAAAAAGTTACAAAATAGGGTATACTAAAATAGAAAAATAATAATCTAGAATGGGAGTCAAATTATGAAAAAGGCATTTAAACCTTATAAATTACCATTAAATCTAAACAATGATATTTTAGTAGAACTTTATAAAAAGGCAATAACGGCACGAAATAAGTTAGTAGAATTTTCAGTACTACTAGAAAGAAATCTAACTTCAGAAAATATAATTTGGATGTTATCACTGAACGAGTCGTTGCAATCTACGAGAATAGAGGGAACACAAGCTACGTTTGATGAAGTGATAGAGGCAGAAATAACTAACAAAAAAAATGTAGACATATTGGAAGTACAAAATTATTTAGAAGCATTGAATATTGGAAGTGAAATGCTAAAAAATGTTCCAATTTCTACAAGGCTAATTTTGAAATTACACGAAACAGTATTAAAGAATGGTAGAGGCAAAAATAGGGGACCTGGGGAGTACAGAAAAATACAGAATTGGATAGGTCCGACAAAAAAAATAGAAGATGCCACATACATTCCGCCAGAACCCCAAAAAATAGAAGAATATATTAAAAATTTAGAGCAGTATATTAATGATGAAATAGCAGAAGAGATTGATCCTATAATTAAAATAGCGATAATACATGCTCAATTTGAGACAATACATCCGTTTTTAGATGGCAATGGGAGAGTTGGAAGAATTTTAATAATGTTATATTTATTAGAAAAAAAAATAGTGGCAACTCCGACATTTTTTGTTAGCGGGGAATTGGAAAAGAATAAATTTAAATACTATCAATTGTTAAATAATTTGAGAACGGCTGAACCACAATGGAAAGAATGGATTTTGTTTTTTTTGGATGCTGTAATTTCTCAAGCTGAAAAAAACATAGAGAAATTAAGAAATATTGAAGAATTATATTTTAGATTAAAAGATTACTGTTTTAAAAATAATATAAAAGAAAAATATCTAAATGCAATTTTTAAGAATCCAGTATTTACAATAAATTTTTTATCAAAAGCAACTAATTCCAGCTATACTGCTACGAATACTAATATAAAAAAATTATTGAATAGTGGTGTAATTTATCAAGATGATAAAAGAAGAAACAAGTTATTTTATTTTTCAGATTTAATGGATATTTTAAGAAATTAATAGCAATATAATAATCTAAAAATCACAGTCATTAATTTGATTGTGATTTTTTTTGTATCAAAATTTTTAAAAATTAAGTCTAAGAAAATTTTATAGTCTCAAAAAATGAAAAAATTGAGTCTATAGAAAAAAACGGCTTGCATATTTTGAATATAAGAGTTTTAAAAACAATTCAGGTATAAAAGGTTATCTGATAGAATAAAATGCAAATTTGAGACTATCAGGTGGCTTAAAATCAAAAAAATATAAATTTAAAGGAGTGATGTAAATGAATGCACAATTACAAATGATTTTAGTAGGAATGTTAGTAGATTTTACAAGGAAGGAAGTTTTAGAAAAAGAAATAATTTTTGGGGCAAAAACTGGAATTCAAAAGCTGGAAGCAGTAAAAAATAATTTCTTTGCAAAATTTAAAGATTTCGTGAGAAAAGCTCAGGAAAGGAATAATCCATATATCCCCGATGATGTTGAGAAATTTACGGAGGATTTATTATTAAAAGGTGCAGAAGCACTTGAAAAAACTGTAAATGTTGATGAAATAATACACAAAATACTTGGAGAAGAAAAAATGGCAATAGGAATATAGGGGGATTATTAAATGTTAAAGGACTTACAGGAAATTATAGATAATCATGGACTTTTCCTTATATTGTTCTTTTCAGGAGTGCTGTTTGGTGTAGTTGCACAGAAAATGATAGATAATCAACCAGTGAAACCATATGTAAAAAGGATAGCCGTTGCAGGAATGACAATGGCTATTGCCCTTTCACTTAATAAAGTCATTGGTCATTTGAAAGCAGAATTTCTATACCCACTAAGTCCAGTCTTAGGATTTTTTGGAGAAGCTCTGCTGGAAACAGTAAACCAAAAAAGATATGGAATCAGTACAGGATTTTTAGAACTGTTACTGGAAAAGTTCGGGTTTGTAAAGAAACGGAGTGATAAAAATGAAAATATATCACAGAAGCCGTAAATTTCTTATAATAATGTTAGGGCTAGTTTTTTTAAACTCAGTTATGACATTAAAATTAAGAAGCTATCAGAGAAAGCAGAATTTGGCAATGATAAAAACAGAATTGAGGAATAAATATCCTGAGCGACTCTTTAATTATATAGAGGAAAAATCTAAAAGAGAAGACATGTGGCTTTTAATTGGGACTAATGTAGTTGTATTAACTATGATTGTAGGATTTGACCGTTTTGGAGTTTTTGAAGAAACGGATGACACTATAAAAGCTAATAAGGAAAAAATAAAAAAAGGAATAGGAATATTTATATAGGGCAGTCGCAAAGATTGCCCTTTCTTTTTTTATCATATCTATCTAAAAGAAATATTGACAGAAGAAGAAACAGAGATTTTAAGGAAGTATCTTACAGGAAAAAAATACGATAAAGTTTTTGAGATGGAAAAGTTGAAAGGCTTAGTCCATCGTATTTCAAAAGAGGAATTTGATGAAAAGAATAAAAAAGAAAAATGATTTCTAAAAAATATATGGTTTAAATTAGTGCGAACATTCGCACCAAA